GAAAACTGGTATTCCAAAAGAAAGATGGAGCCGCATCCAATGGAACGTAGGTAAACACGTTCAAAGAGAGGTGCGTGAGAAAATGGGCGAAGAACATTGTACCGCATTACACAGAGTGCGTGGTTTCTATCGAACAGCTAAATCACATTATAACAACGTGACAAAAATTGATGGCAAATGGTTTCAGTGGATTGAACCTTTCTGGCGTGGGCATCCTGCGTTTGGGATTGTTAAAAGTTCTTATGCACCTAAAATGGAGGTAACATAATGAGTGAGAAAAACTTCTGGAACTTAGTCAGGGATAATTGTCCTGTGAACATGCACCGAGTAGAGAACTCTGTGATGCGAGGAATGCCTGACGTTCATTACATTCGAGGTGGCCAGTCAGGTTGGATCGAATTAAAGTATTTAGCCAATTGGCCGAGCAAGAGATTTGCTTCAGGTTTAATGTTAAATCAAATGATGTGGAATAAAAAATACAGAGAGCAAGGCGGCAACTCATGGGTTCTAATCCGAATAGGTAAGGAGTTCACTGCGTTACTTGCCGATGCCGAATCACTGTACGGCAAACCCACAATACAGGAGTTTATGAACCTGTTGACTTGGTTTCACGCTGGTAACTTTAAGGAGGAGAACTGGGAGGAATTAGCCCAAAATCTTATGAAGAAAGAGACTATCAAAGTTAGTGGAAAGAATATCATAAACTTTCAAGAACGAGCTTGACTAATACAATTGCTATCATTAGTTATATGTTTAATAGTAAAAGGAGAGATCAATGGATAATGAAATCAAGGAAGATACTAACGACCAGTACAAGCAACTGGGTGTTCGACTTAGGGCAGATGTCTGGGATAAAATGGACGCTCACTGGGTTAAGACCCGTATTTCCAAAACGGCTATTGTTGAGATGGCTGTCAAGGAATATCTTGAGAAACTTGGGTATTAACATGGATGAAATAAGATTTAATGATGTGGAGCTTATGTTAATCAGCGAAGCATTAGACAGCATTTGGTGTTCAGATAATGTTTTAGATCCTGCTAATTCACAGAAATCAGATCAAGTTAGGATACAGCGTAAAGTATCAAAATTGCTAGATCACCCTATGACGGAGTTTGTTTAAATGAGGTACACACAGAAACTTGTAGACGATGTCTGGGATGATTCGATTGACGGATTGTCTCGATCTGAAATTGCCGACAAAAGAAAATTGAAGTGGTCACAAATTGATTATGTCTTAAAGCATAAGAGGCCAAGTCAGATCTTCGATTACCACCACGAGGATACTTCCCCAACTGTAGTGGCTAAATACACTGTGGATTCTCAGGATGTATACACTGTGGATTCTAACGGTGATGCAAAAATAGAAACCCCAGAAGGCAATCTAGTAAAGTTGATTGTTAAATTTTTTAAGGATTTTTTTAAATGATAGATAAAGATCTAAGCAACAAGGAGTATCACGAGCATCCTTCTTACTCATCTAGCGATGTTAAAGCTGTTGCATCATCTACAATCTACCACTGGAAGAATGCGGTACGCAAAGAGAGTTCCGCATTTGATCTGGGAAGTGCAGTCCACGCAATGTTACTAGAGCCTGAGAAGAACTTAGTTACGCAAGGCCCAGAAACTCGTAGAGGTAAGGACTGGAAAGATCTCAAAGATGCCACTGACTTTGCTGGCAAGATCTTACTCCCTAAAAAGGAATATCACTTAGCTGAAAGCATGAGCCAGTCTGCAATGTTTACAGAGCATGTAAATCAACTGTTGACGGATAAGCTACTCGTCGCTGAGGCTAATTTCTTTGTTCACGACAAGGATAATGAGCTAGATTTAAAGTGTAGGCCAGATGGGTTGCTGACACATAAGCGCACTATGTTTGATATTAAGACATGTCAGGACGCATCGCCCACAGGATTTGCAAAGGCAGTTCGTGATTACGGATATGATATTCAGGCAAGTTTCTATAAGCATGTAATGGCCTTGGAAGGCATTCCGATAAAAGATTTTTTATTCATTTGCATTGAGAAGACAAACCCGTTTATAGTACAAGTCCATAAATTGTCTGACGAGTATTTAAACCACGCTCATGTTCGAATGACAGAAACATTAAAAAGAATTAAACTGGCTGACTTGAACCAAGATTACTCTACTGGTTGGCCTGAAGTGAATACCATCCCCTTACCAAAGTGGATGTAAAACGGAAGTCACGGAGCTTCTGACCATATCCCAGTGTAGGGGTGCTACACATTAAAACCGAAGAAGGAGTTGCAAATGCAACATATACTAAACAATGTCTCTATACTTTACCCAAGGCTAAATCAGCCTTACCGATTTGATTCGGCTGAGAATAAGTCAGTCGCATGTAAGTGGGATGAAGAGGGAGCCAGTTACGAAACTAGCTTTATCATGGATAAAGATGAGGCTGTAACATTAGGTCGTATCTGTAAGGAGGCATATAAGAATGCGGTTTCCTTAGATAACAAACGAAAGTGGCCAAGTGAGCCTCAGCGTTTACCTGCAAAGACACTCAAGAATGATGATGGCTCAACTGAGTATCACGGCAAGTGTCGGATCAAAGCGAAGTACGGCTCTGATCAAACTCAGCAACCTAAACAGGTTGACGCTAAGAGAAATCCTTTTCCAAGTGATTTCAGGCTGACCACAGGTTCGAAGGCAAACATTTCTGTGACTGTCGTTCCCTTTTTTATGAGTAAAGATAATAACGGTGTATCACTTAGAATACGCGCTGTTCAGGTTACGGAACTTGCACAAGAACAGGTTTCAAACAACGATCCCTTTAGCGTTGTAGATGGGTATACGACTGACGATACATTTGTGTCAGCACCTGCACCAGTGGAAGACTTACTGGAGGATGACGAAATTCCATTTTAAGAAAGTACAGCTTGGCCCCACATGTTGGAGAGATGTGTGGGGTTGATTTCCATGAAACAATTTTGTAAGGCGGCAAAATGACAAATTTTAAGAGGGCAATCTGGTCTGAATATAGTCCACAAATAATTAGCTCATTAAATCTAAAGAAGGTTACCCAAGGAGAATACCACGGCTCATGCCCAAATTGCGGTGGCAAGGATCGGTTTTGGATTAATGAATATAACGGTGAGGTTAAGGTACAGTGTAGGCAGTGCGACGACTTCAAGGAAATAACACTGATCTTACAGGCTCAAGGCTTATGGCCAGAGAGGGAAAATGGTTTTACCGTGAAGGAAGTAGAGTGGCCTAGTGTCTCAACTCAACATCCCTACCTTGCCAAGAAGAAGATCGCACAACATAACGCACTGATCGACGGGAGTAACTTAGTTATTCCAATCAACAATTACATGGCTAGGAAGGTCGGAACTCAGACAATTACCCCTGACGGAACCAAGAAGTTCTCTAAGGGAATGCCTGTCATTGGTAACTTCAGCGTCCTTGGCGGTACGATTACAGACATAGCTTATATTGCTGAAGGGTGGGCGACTGCCGCATCTATTAGTGAGGCCACAGGAAAGCCAGCCGTGTTTGCTTTAAATGCCAATAACATTACGGAAGTCATTACGAATTTAAGAATAGCCAAGCCACACGCAGAGTTCATTGTGTGTGCAGATAATGATGATGCAGGGATTAAAGGTGCTGAAAAGGCGAAGGAAGATCACGGAACGAAATACCTACTACCGCCAAAGGGTATGGATTTTAATGACCTCTGGGTAGCTCAAGGTGCGGAGGCTGTACGAAATTCACTGACCCCGAAGAGGTTTCAGGACACAGTATTCTGGGCAGATGATGCACGGCCAATCCTCACAAACAATTACCTGATAAAGAACTGGCTCGGTGCAAATCAACTGAGCTGTCTTTACGGTGCGTCTAACACTGGTAAGTCATTCCTAGCCCTAGATATGTCATGGCACATTGCCACTGGCAGAGAGTGGAACGGAAATAAAGTTGTCCAAGGTGTTGTGCTGTACATGGCCACAGAGGGTGGTAATAGCTTTAGGAATAGAGTTTACGCACTGAAAGATCATTACGGTGATGAGAATGCATTACTCGCAGTAAGGCCAAGTCCAGTCGACATGTTTAACAGTGACGTTGATCTGCCCACGTTGGAGAACTTATGCAGTGAGATCCAACAGGAGAAGGGCGAAATCGCACTGATTGTTGTGGATACATTGTCTAGGGCAATGGCAGGGGCTAATGAAAATACATCTGAGGATATGTCTCAATTCATAAAGAACTGTGACATACTCAGGAATATCTCTAACGCTCATCTTCTTATTGTTCACCACACTGGAAAGGATACTGCCAAAGGTGCTAGAGGTTCTTCTGCATTGAAAGCCGCATTAGATACAGAGATAGAGTTAGACGTTCAGCAAGATAGTGGTATCAGGACAGCACTCTGCACAAAGCAAAGAGATCTAGAAGGTGGGGCGGCATACTCATTCAGGCTGAACGTATCAGTCCTCGGTGTTGATCCAGACGGAGATGATATCACCACAGTAGTTATTGCGAAATGTGACGCTGAGGAATTAGAGGAAGCCAAGAAGAAAATACCAAAAGGTAAGAACCAGAAGCTGTTCTTAGAGTGCTTCAGGCAACTCAAGGCAGATAAACTTGGGCAACCAAATCCTGCTGGAACTGGGTGGCCAGAGCCACATACTTACTGGGTCATTCAGGAGGAAGATGTGCGTGAACACTTCACTGGAAAGTTCACTGGATCGAACCATAGAAGTGCCTGGAAACAGACTCTGGAGGCCATGATTTCAGGTGACTTTATCTGTATGAATCAGGGTCAAATCTGGCTGTTGGCGAAAGAGGGCAAAGTATGAAAAGCGTATGAAATGTTGAGTGTAATGAAATCAATGACTTACGAGTGTGTTTCATACGTTTCATACGCTTTTCCTACGCTTGTTCATACGCGTATGAATTGTAGGAATTACCTATAGGGTATTCCTACTTCATACGGAACCGCAAAAAGAGGATCATATGGGTAGTAAGACAGAAGACAGAAGGCCAAGGTTTAGGAGAGTTAAAGGTACAGAGAATTCAAGGGTCTTCTGGCATCCCTGTTCTGTGTGTGGTGACACCGATGCAGGGTTTGGTTTGGACGTTGAGATATTAAGGAATAACTTTGGAACTTGGTTCTGCGGAGAATGTAAGCCAGACGATTATTACGAGAGGAAAAGAAAATGATGAAGGCAAGTAAACTTTTAAGTGATGCATCTAAGTTGGTGAATGGAGATCGACAGAGTTCATACGGAACACCAGAGGATAGCTTCAAGAAGTTATCCGCATTGTGGAGTGCTTACCTTGATGTAGAAATAACACCACACGATGCCTGTGTTATGATGTCACTTTTAAAAGTTAGCAGATTAGCATATAAACCTAGTGAAGATTCGAGTACTGATGGTGCGGCATATTTATGCCTCGCTAATCAAGTGAGCTAACCCCTCTGCGTCTGGTCGCCTCTATGACGCTGTTTCTCCCAAAACTTTAGGGGGGTAGACTGGCCCCTGACTCAAATTGAGTTGGGGGTCTTTTTTTATTTATTTTACATTTGGCACTTGACGGTGCTAGTGATTGCTAGTACTTATTGTTTATAGAAACAAACAAGGGAGATATAAAATGGGTTACGTTAATATAAAAGGTTCTGAGGTTTCACCAAAGTTTAAATTTGAGAGAGCAACAGATGGTGCATCTGGAGAGTGGGCAACTCATTTCCCAGCATGGGATATAAAGTATACTTGGAATGGTTGCGATTATGAGAATGTTGGAGTTGTGACTGCATTTACAGGTGATGGAGTGAAAGCCACAATAGAAGGTTATGAAACAGTATCAGGAACAGATCCTTTTACAGTTTTTGAAGAGGCAGTAAAAGAAGCTGAAGATTTTGATATAGAAGATTTTAGACGATAATTAATCAGGGGAGCCTCGCGCTCCCCACAATCAAGGGAGAAATAAAATGCACCTATCAGAGCAAGAGAGAAAAGAAATAAAGATTGAAACTATTTTAAGTTTAGTAGATGAAACTGGCACTGAATTTAGTGCAAGGGCGGCACTTATATCCTGCCTTAATTGGATGGACTCTTATGAAATAAGCCAAATGTTAAGAACAACAAATCTCAGAACAGGAGAAATAAAATGAAATTCTTAGTGAAGTGGTTGGAAGGTTACGGAGATGCAAAGCCAGAGGTTGTTGCATTAGATGAAATCAAAGAATCTGATGCGTGGGATCTTACCGATGACGTTATCGATAACTTGTCGAGCCTAGAAGTCGGGCATGAATACTTTCATTATGAACTCGGAAGTACACTTAATTTTATTAAATTATAAAGGGAGAAAATAAAAC